CCAACGAACACATATTTGCCATGCGCTACGTGAGATGGCAGGGGGCGCTGTGGATAGTGAAAACTGTCGAAGTGCAGCGCCCCCGGCTTATCTTGAGGTTGGGGGGTGTCTATAATGGGCCCACGGCTACAGCTCCAGTCTCTCCTTGAGAGCATTCTGGGTAGCGGTAACGTGTACTTCCAACCTCCGGCGAATGTGCAAATGCAGTACCCCTGCATCGTTTACCAACGCGATCAAGCGCGTACTGAGTTCGCTGGTGATCTACCGTACCGCTATGTCCAGCGGTATCAAGTGACTCTCATCGACAGGAACCCCGATGGGGCCACTCTCGAGAAGGTCGCTGCGCTACCCATGTGTCTCTACAATCGAGGCTACGCTGCGGACGGCCTCAACCACGACGTCTTCAGTCTGTATTACGAAGGAGTAAAACAAACATGACCGCTCTCGCATGGGACAAGGTCGGTGAACGTCTCTATGAGACGGGTGTCGACAAGGGTGTCCTGTTCCTTCCCGACGGCTCGGGCGTCTACAACCAGGGCTTCGCGTGGTCCGGTCTCGTGTCGGTCACCGAGTCTCCTTCCGGCGCCGATTCGAACCCGCAGTACGCGGACAACATCAAGTACCTGAACCTGCTGTCGCTCGAGACGTTCGGGGGAACGATCGAGGCCTTCACGTACCCGGACGAGTTCCAGCAGTGCGACGGCACGGCCACACCGCAGCCCGGCATCGCGGTCGGCCAGCAGACCCGTAAGACTTTCGGCCTCTGCTACCGCACCCGACTCGGCAACGACCTGGACGGCGTGGACCACGCCTACAAGCTGCATATCGTCTACGGCGCGCTGGCCTCGCCATCGGAAAGGCAGTACTCCACGATCAACGACTCGCCCGAGGCGATCACGTTCTCGTGGGACTTCACCACCTACCCGGTGCAGGTCGGTACGGTCGACTCCGTCGTGTACAAGCCCACCGCATCGATCGCGGTCGACAGCTCGAAGGTGGACCCGACGGCACTCGCTGCCCTCGAGGCGCTCCTGTACGGCACGGTCGGTTCGGACCCGTCCCTTCCGCCGCCGGCGGACGTCATCACCATGCTGCTGGCCAGCGTCACGACGGTCACCCCGACCGCGCCGACGTACGTCAACGGCACGCACACCCTGACGATCCCGTCGGTGACCGGCGTGACCTACTACAACAACGCCACGGACGAGCCGTTCACGTCCGGCGCCCACGTCATCACTGGCGATCTGGTCGTCAAGGCGAAGCCGAACCCGGGCTACGTCTTCCCGGCCGTGGTCGACGACGACTGGTTCATCGACTACTCGTGATCTAGAAGGGAGGTCAGGGAGTGCTCACTATCGCAGTTCCAATGTCGGAATCTTTCAACCAAGAAACCAACGAGTTCATCATCGCTGAGGGTTTCGACATTCAGCTCGAGCACTCCCTGGTTTCTCTGTCAAAATGGGAGTCATTCTTCGAAAAGCCGTTCCTCGCCTCGGCCAACAAGAGCACTGAAGAGATCTTGTGGTACATCAAGGCGATGGTAATCACTCCGGATGTTCCTGAGATAGTCTTTGAGAACCTCTCCAAGGAGAACATCTCGGAGATCGACACCTATATCAACGCAAAGATGACCGCTACGTGGTTTACTGAAACGCCTAGTCGAGGACATAACCGAGAAATCATCACGGCAGAGATCATCTACTACTGGATGATCTCCTTGAGTGTTCCATTCGAGTGTCAGAACTGGCATTTGAATCGATTGTTGACGCTAATAAAGGTTTGCAATCAAAAGAATGCTCCACAGAAGAAGATGAATCCTCAGGAACTCGCCAAGAGAAACCGAGATCTAAATCAGCAGCGAAAAGAACAAATGAAGACCAGGGGCTGAAAGGAGGAAGCGTGCCAAAACTTGTTTGGGGTTCGGTAGGAGAACGAATCTACGAAACTGGTGTTGATCGAGGAGTTCTTTACGTCGGAAGCACTCCTGGTGTTGCCTGGAATGGTTTGATTTCGATTTCAGAGTCTACTTCAGGTGGTAGTGCCAAACCCTACTACATGGATGGAGTCAAGTATCTGAATATCGCCTCAGCCGAAGAGTTCGAGGCGACTCTAAACGCTTTCTCGGCCCCTCGAGAGTTCGGACCTTGTGATGGAATCGCATCCATTCAGAACGGTCTACTTGCAACTCAACAGCCTAGGAAATCGTTCGGGCTTTCCTATCGAACCAAGGTGGGAAACGATGTTGATCCCGAACACGGCTACAGAGTTCACCTGGTTTACAACGCGCTCGCTGCGCCATCACAACGTAGTCACAAGACATTCGGAAGTTCGGTCGACCTCACAGATCTTAGTTGGTCGATCACGACGCTGCCGCCGTCGATTACGGGTTACAAGCCAGCGGCGCATCTGATCATCGATACGACGCTGGCAGACAGTGACGCAGTGGCCGCTGCCGAAGTCATTCTCTACGGAGATGACAGTCATTCGGCCCGAATCCCCACACCAGACGAACTCGCTGCCATATTCGCTTAGGAGGTGAACCATTACCAGACTAATCTGGGATAAAAAACAGGACTATGAAGTCGGTGTAGATCACGGCGTTCTATATCTTGACGGAGTCCCTGGGGAAGTTTGGAATGGTCTATCCTCTGTCAAGGAGACCGATTCTGGATCGGATATTCAGACAAGATATCTGGATGGCGTGAAAACGCTTCAACAAAGAAGAAAGGGTGACTTCTCGGGGTCTGTAGAGGCGTACACATATCCTGAGATGCTGGATCAAAGAAGCCTGAAAAGTTTCGGATTTAGCTACAGAATCTCAACCGCTAAGAGTTCCAAAATACATCTGGTTTACAATGCGCGATTTTCCCCGGGGGGAACTGCCCATAAACAATCAGAAGTTGATCTTATCAGTTGGGATTTTACCACCTTGGCGATTCCAATCCCCGAGGTAGCGATGAGTGCCCATCTAATTGTCGATGCCGACGTGGCTTATTCCGAGACCGTTCAGGCTCTCGAGGATATTCTGTACGGCTCCGATTCGATAAGCGCTCGTTTTCCTTCGCCGGAAGAAGTTCTCGAAGTGTTTGAAGAACATTCGATCCTTCGAGTGATTGATCATGGCGATGGAACGTTCACGATCACAGGACCTGACGAAGCGATTCAAATGCTCAGCTCGACGACCTGGCAGATCACATGGCCGTCGGCGATCTATATAGATGCCGTGACCTACTCGATTAGCTCGCTTTAGAAAGGAGACCTTGTGGCTACTGTCGACGGAATGACTCTTGCAAGGCTGCTTTCTCTTGAGGCGGGAACAATCGTTGACGGTTCTATCGATGGTTCAGGTCACCTCATCCTGACGACGCACGATGGAACCGATATCGACGCAGGATACGCCTTGGTCGCAGTTCCTGAAGCAAGCGATACCGTTCAAGGTGTGGTCGAACTAGCCACGCAAACCGAGGTAGAAACGCATACGGACGTTTTTCGAGCCGTAACACCAGCAAGTCTGGCGTCCACAATCGCTCGAATCGATGGACACGACGAGAAGCACCTAGTCGCATCTAGCTACACCCAGAGTAGTCTCCTTACCACCTACCCCCTTGGTGTGTCCTATCTTTATTTGGACAATGTTCAATCCACAACGGGTGGGTGGGACTTTGGTGGGAACTGGGGACTAGTCACTACATACCGCTATAGCAGCGATATGATCGTGCAATTCTGGCAGCAACACAAGGGCGGTTTGGTTAGCGGTCCTACCACTCTATGGCAGAGAACGGCCAATGGTCCTTCTAGTTGGTGTGCTTGGATGCACGTGGCCACACAAGCTGACCCCAGCACTATGGGGATCACGGGTGAGCTGAAGTTGTGGACCGCAGCTGCCGCGCCTACGGGTTGGATGCTCTGCGAAGGTGCTGCGATTAGTCGATCCACCAATGCCGCATTGTTTGCGGTAATCGGGACCACTTACGGTGCGGGCGATGGAACCACCACCTTCAATGTTCCAGACATGCGTGGTCGCGTTCCAGTCGGATTCGATAGCACGCAAACCGAGTTCAACGCT